ATGGCGCTGGAGCACAAGAAGGCGGCGGCTGATCCCTACCGGACGATGGAGAGCCGGGGGAAGCACGCGGACGCAGAGCGCAAGCACCACCACGCAGCGGTACACCACGGCGCGGCGCACGCAGACATCCGCGCGGGGCGCGTGGAGCCGAGCGACCCCAAGAGACACGACACCCTGGCGGGGACCACATCCGAGTGGGCCGACGACCACGACCGGGCGCAGTGGAACGACGAAGATGCGCACCACCACGACGAAGCGGCGCGGCACCGGGCGAAGGCGGCCGAGCTGGGCGGCCACGGGCCGGAGACCCGGGCGCATCTGAACGCGGCGGACGCGCACGAAGAGGCGCACCGGCACGGGCGGGGCAGCATCGACACCCGAGCCCGCGACGTGTTCAGCGAGCGGGCCAACAAGGCGGGGGAGAAGGCCACGGCCGCGAGCAAGGCGGCGCGCAAGAAGGCCACGAGCAAGCCCCATACGCGTCACTCGTTCAATGAGGCGTTGAAGGGGCGAGACCGCAAGGGGCGCGCGGAGCTGTGGCACGAAGTGCTGGAGGGCGCGGGACTGACGGGGAGCGACCAGCCCAACTGGAACAGCCTCGGCAGCATCGAGACGCTACGTGCGACCCTCGCCCGGCGCGAGGGCTGGGAGGAGGGCCGCAAGAAGATGGCGGCGCTGGACGCGGAGCTGAAGAAGCGCGGGATGTTGCCCCTCACCGACGACGAGATGATGGACCGCGAAGCAGCGCGCATGGACGCGGAGGGCGTGCCCCACCCGCGTGACGCCCTGGACGCGCACACGGCGTACAAGAAGACCAAGGGTGCACTGGGTACGGATCTGGTCGAGTACCTGGAGATGAACGCATACAAGGTGCCCCCCGGGGCGCACGACCTGACGTCGTTGACGGACAAGGAACTGCGCAAGCTCAAGGGGCAGGTGTGGAACGCGCTGAACGCCCCTGGACACGGCCATGCGTCGGTTCGCACACGGCGGCAGGCGCGGAAGGCGGCGAGCGCCCTGAGCGCGGAGGCGGATCGGCGTCTCAACGAGGGACACAAGGACAAGGCGGATCGGCGCAAGACCGGCGGCTTCGGCTCCCAGGCCGAGGTAGACGCGGCGTTTGAGGGCGGCGACCCGATGGGGCTGGACCCCAACGCGGCGGCCAGTGCGTCCATGAAGCAGAAGCCCGGCGCGGTGAAGCAGGCTGCGGCGGCGAGCGTCAGCGCGCGGACGGAGAAGGACACGCCGAAGCCGGGGAGCCACGCTGCATTGGTCGCGGCGGGGAAGGCGGCTCTGGAGCGTGCGGACCACCCGCAACACAAGGTGCCGAAGGCCCTGCTGAACCGGGGCGGGCGCCTGGGACGTGAGCGGGGCATCAAGGAGGCGGCGGAGAGCTGGTACAAGCACCCGGGCCACAGCGGGATGCCGGCGCGGCACGAGGTGATCAAGCAGGTGCAGAAGGACCGGCAGCGGTGGCACGAGGACGGCGGTGGCAAGGGGTCGAGTAAGGTCGCGGACTTGGCGCCGAGCTACCTGCACGAGTACGCGAAGCACGCGGCGTCTCAGTACGGGGACACGCCGCAGGCGGCCCCCGACCCCCAGGAACACGGGCTGTCGGGTGGGGAGGCGGCGGATCTGGTCAGCCGCTTCACGAAGCTCATGGGCACGCCCGAGGAGCCCACGAGCTGGTCCGGCGACCACGGAGGTGCGCAGATGCCCGCTGAGCACGGGCACGGCGAGGACTTCCACAGGCGGCTGATGACCGAGGCGCGCACAAACGCGGCGTCGTCCCGTTCGGGTATCCACAACAGCGCCCACCTGCACCGCATCGTCCAGCAGGCGGACCAGCACGTGGCCGACTTCGCGGAGAGCAAGAGCAGTCACCGTAGCGGCGGTGCTGTGGCGACGTACCACCCCGACGAAGAGCAGCACTGGGGCACGGCGATGGCTGCGCTCCAGAACGCGCACGGCGATACGCACCGCTTCGAGGCGAAGCGCCGCAAGACGGACAACCAGATGGTGATTCGGGCTCACCGGAAGTCGGGGAAGAGCCCAAAAGCGTAGCCCCGGCGAGCACCGGGGACCACGTCGAGACCGTGCAGGCGGCATTCAAGGCGCACCGGGTCAACCGTTCGCAGGCGTCGCGTCTCCTCGCGTTCTTGCACGGAGAGGCCAGCATCGGCGAGGGCGAAGGGGACGCGACTGTGCGCGCGTTGAAAAGCCGCGGGCTGATTGAGAACACGGCATGGAGACAGGAGCCGGGGGAGTACGGCTACCAGCACGCACAGCTCACGGCCAAGGGGCGCGAGCTGGCGCGCGCGTTGGCCCACGCAGGCGTTTCGGATGCGGGCGCGGCTGAGCTGTTGAGCGCGCGAGTAGTGCAGGGACGCCCCGCACCTCCGACACGCCGCTGGCGCGAGGGGCTGGAGAAAGACAGAAAGCGGAAGCCATGAGCGACGACGGTGAGCACAAGACGGTCAGCATGAAACTGGCGATGTCCGTCCTGACCACGCTACTGGCGGTCATTGGCGGGCTGACCACGGTCACGCTGGACAAGGCCACCCAGGCGGCCGAGGCCCGCGCGGAGAACGCCGTGATGACCACCCAGGTGAAGGCGTGCGGTGACGTAATGTCCCGCTCGGAGAAGCTGCTGGCGGCATTGGAGGCGAGCCGATGAACACCCCGATCATTTTGGTGGCGGCGGCGGCGTTGACTGCGCTCGTGTTCCTGGCCGCCCCTGACGGCGCGGTGCCCGATGCAGGCAAAGACGCCGGCAAGGACGCAGGCGCCCCTGTGGCGGACGCGCACGCCCCAGCGCCCCCGACACCCCCCGAGGCGGTGCAGAAGGCGGCTGAGGAGCTACGCAAGGCGATGGAAGAGGCCAAGATGCAGATGCAGAAGGCCGGGCCGAAGCGCTAGACTCCCGAGCACCCCGGGCGCAGAACGTCGACCAGGAGCAGCACCCGACGTGAGCAGGGGTGATCCGGGTCGGCGCGTGCGGCGGCTTCCACGCCGTCGAGGTACCAGCACTGGACGGGGTACCCAGCGCGCGCCATCCTACGCAGCCCCGCGGCGACTTGCCGTAAATCGAACCCTTGAGCGTTGCCCGTGCCCATGCGCAGAGCGTACCCCTCGCGTGACCCATTCGCCGAGTGGCTGGCGATGTCTACATGCTCGTTTGACCATGTAGACATTTCCCGCCACCCTCGTGGGGCTGCGTGCTCGTGCGCCCCGGCGCCCGTGGTTCGATTCCACGGGCTGGCTCCTCCGCTTAGTTCGGAGCTGCCCCCGTCCCGGGGTACCGGAGGCGGGGAACGCGGGCACGCAGCGTCAACACCTTGACCATGTAGCGGCAACCGGGCAGGATCAGGCCCTGCCGGCTTTATCCGCTCGCGCGAGCCCGCGTCAATCAACGGACGCTGGTAGGGTGGGCGGCTCAACCACCGGAGGCTTATATGCCCGTCCGACACCTGAAGATCCGCAACTCCAAGCTCTACGGCACCCGCGTGTTCAACGTGGATGCCGAAGGTCGTGTGACCGCGGAGGACGGGAGCAACCCGACCCCCGTGGAGGCGGCGCGGTTCGCCACGATGGCCAATTACCACGTGACCCCCGACGACGCGGATGCGGCGGTAGAGCCGCACGCGACCAAGGCGCCCGAGCCCGAGCCCCCGAAGGCGAAGGCGAAAGACGCCCAGGCGCGTCCCCCGCGGCGGCGCAAGCGCAGCAAGTGAGCATCGCGGCTCAGCTCCTCGCGACCCCCGAGGGGCGCCGAGGGCTGGCCGCGGGGTCCCCCGCTTTCTTCGACACGCTTTATTGCGGGATGCGGCAGGCGGCGCACCGACGGCGCTGGCTGGACGTGGTCGAAGAGACGATGGTCACCGCGCGGCGGACCCGTCGGAAGGGGCGGCTGCTGCTGTTGGCCCCGCGTGACCACGGCAAGACCGAGCTGGCGATCAGCCTTGCGCTGCGGCAGGTGTGTTTGAACCGCGACGTGCGGATCTTGTGGATCAGCGAAGCGGCGGGCGTGGCAGAGAAGCGCGTGCGGCGCCTACGGTCGTTGCTTACGTCGGACAAGGTCGCGGAGGATTGGTGCAGCGCCCCGGAGGCGGGGCTGGGACCTTTCCGAGCGAACGACGAGAAATGGACAAACACCCAGCTCTACGTCACCCGCAAGCTGGCCAGCGTGGACCCCACGATCGAGGCGGTCGGCAGCGGCGGCGCAATCACGGGCGGTCACTTTGATCTGATTCTGTGCGACGACCTGGAAGACGACCGGACGACGTACACGGAGGGCCAGCGCGAGAAGACGCGCACGTGGTGGGCGGGCACCGTGCTTCCAATGCTCAACCGCGGCGGAACGCTGGCGGTGATCGGGACGCGCAAGCACGCCGACGACCTATATGCCCGGCTGCGGAAGTCGCCATTGTGGCGCGTGATCGAGGACCCCGCGATCCTGAAGTGGCCCGACGCGCACGAGGTTGAGACGGAGCCCGACCCGAAGACCGGGCAGGAGCTTGTCACCCGGATCCGCGTCGAGGGCGATTCTGAAGTGCTGTGGCCCGAGGAGCGCCCCATCGAGTACCTGCTGGGCGAGCGCTACGGCATGGGCTCGCTGTTCTTCGCCCGCGAGTTTCAGCACCAAGTGCAGGACGACAGCGCGGCGGCGTTCAAGTGGGAGTGGTTGGAGCTGGCGAAGAAGCGCGGGCGCGGGCTGCACCTGGGCCAGCTCCCGCCCGTGGAGGACCTTCTGCTGGTGCAGGGCTGGGACCTTGCGCTGGTGACCGACGAGGATCGAGCGCGCGCCCAGGACAGCGACTACGTGGTGGGCATCGGCTGGGGCAAGGACCCGAAGACGGGTGACCGCTACCTCGTGAGCGGGCTACGCAAGCGCGGCATGTCCCCCGGGCGCATCCGGGGCGAGGTCATGGGCGAATTCGAGGCGCTGGGCGGGCTGCGCAAGGTGCGTGCGGTTGGCGTCGAGCGGAACGCGTTCGGGGAGCTGCACTACATGGGGCTCAAGCGGACGACGGACCTACCGATCAAGCCCCACATGACGACGGGGCCGAAGAAGGCCGACCCGTGGGAGGGCGTGCCCGCGCTGGCCACGCTCTTCGAGAACGGAAAGGTGGTGCTGCCCTACCACCCCGACGACCCCGAGGGGCGGGCGTTCGTGGACGTGCTGTGCGCGGAGCTGTGGGGGCTGGGGCGCGAGGCGCACGACGACACCGTCATGGCGCTGTGGATCGCGGAGTGCGTGCTGCGCGGCGCCGGCTTCCAATACCGCGTGGCGACGGGCGACGCGATCCACGAGATGGCGGGGACCGTGTACGACGAGCCCCCGATCAAGGCAGACGACAGGCGGTCCCAAGAGCTGTGGGACGGCATCGCGGGGATGTTCCCCGGAGCGGATTTCGGAGACGATGATGACGACGACGAAGCTGATCCGTAACCGCGGGCTGGGGCCGACTCAACGCAAGGTGTTGGAGGCGCTGCGTTCCGAGGCGGTGTCATGGACCCGCGCGGAGCTGGAAGAGATCACGGGGTGTACGATCCCGCAAGTACGCAGCGCGCTGAACGGGCTGCTACGCCGGGAGCTGGTGGCGCGCGCTCGCGACGGCGACCACAAGACAGCCCCTTGGGTCTGGTGGGCGCTCAGCGAGTAGCCGTGTAGGATGGGCGGCGGAATGCTGACCTATGCCGAGCTGATCAAGGCGCACGCGGCGACCTACCATGGCAAGGGGCGCCGTACGGGTGTGCCGGGGCACTACAGCTACGACTACGACGAGCCCGCGCGGCGGGGCAGTGGGCGCGGCCAGCGCAAGCGGGAGGCGCTGGAGGCGGCGGGCCAGCTCTCGTTGCTGGGTCCAATGCAGCCAAGCGCGGCGCCCCCCGCCGCCCGTGAGGAGCCGAAGCCCGAGCGCCCCCAGCTCGCGCACGACCACCCCGCGGTGAGTGAGCCCAGCGCGCGCATCACCCGGTACGACCTGAAGCAAGCGGCTGGCGTGCGCGCCGAGCTGGCGAAGATCGCGGACGAGCTGGAGAAGCTGCCCAACGGCGCAGACTGGCGACATGGCCGAGCGCGCGAGCTGGTTCGCGAAGTGGGCCGCGCCAGCACAAACGTCTTGCGGTGGGCGATGAAGCTGGAGCTGTGGGACAAACCCGACCACGAGGGCGGGCTGGACGCATTGATGAGCGGGCTCAACCGCAGCAGCGTGCTGGAGGGCGGCCCCCAGGCGACCGCGCGGCGCCTTCGGCGCATTCACAGAAAGCTGGCCGCGTCGGCGAAGCGTGGGACTGAGGACGTGTCCCACGAGGAGCGGCTGGAGACGCAGCAGGTGGGCGCCGTCCAGCTACAGGTCAGCAGGCACGAGGCAACGCCGGAGATGGCCCGTTCGCTCGCTCACGATCTGCGCGAAGCGCAGGGGCGCATGAAGCGCGCGGGGTTCCACGAGGCGTACAAAGGCGGGCGGGTCACCCTCAAGAAGCACGCGCGGGAGCACGAGGCGCGATACATGCGAAACGGCCGGTCAGCGGACACGGTCGAGTGGAACACCAATTCGCTGGGTACGCTGGGGGAGCACGAGGAGACAGTGGCGTCCATCGTCCACGAATTCGGACACCGGCACTACTACCGCAACCTGCCCAGCCGCGCCGTTGAAGGGTGGGACGCCGAGTCTGCGCGCATGGTCAACGTGGCGCGCGAGGACGTGGACAAGCTGGCCGACTACACGGCGCGCTTCGCCAGCGACGCGCAGCGCGACGGGGCCACTTACAGCGAGAGGCTGGGGACGGAAAGCGCGTTCTCCGAACGGGTGCGTGCCCACATCACCAATGACCCTGACCTGGACCCGGAGACCCGCGCGCTTTACACGGCGATGGTGGGGGTCGTGGGGGAAGACCTGGAAAGCAGGCTGACGACCACCTGGGCGCACCCCGGCGACCGCCAGCACGGGCTTGACGATGTGCGGAAAGAGATGCGCGAGAAGCTGGTGGGTGCGCATGTGCCCGTTCACTGGACAACGCAGTACGGGAGCACCAAGCCAGAGGAGGCATACGCGGAGGCGTTCAAGCTCTACGTGATGCGAGGCCCCCGAGCCCTGGGTGAGCGCACCCGAAAGTTCTTCGAGCACATTAGCAGCCTGCGCAAGGCGCAAGGCGCGTTCTCAGCACCGCTGGACACCGTGATGGAGCACCGGAAACAGCTCCGCGCGGGGCGGTTGGTAGACGCGATGGATAAGGCGCTGGGGGTTTTCCGATGCAGGCGTGGCACGCCGAGGGGCTGGCGCTGCTTTGCGGATCTGGTGAAGGCATACACTGCGTATCGCGGGAAGGGCACGCGCCACGGCTCCCCGGGGAGCTACACCTACACCTACGACGATGAGCCCAAGGCGAAGGCGAAGAAGAAGGGGCGCCACACGGTGCTCCCCACGTGGGACGCCCCCGAGCGCATCGACCTGACTCTGGTGGGGTGCAGCAAGTCGAAGGTGGACCACGACGACCCCGTGGCCGTGCGGGACCTGTACCGCAAAGACCTGTGGAACAAGCGGCGGGGGTTCGCGGAGGCGCGCTCGCGCCACGGCACCCCCTGGGCGGTGGTCAGCGCCGGCTTGGGCATTGTGGACCCCGACACCCAGGCGACGCGCTACGACACCCAGGTAAAGGATTTGAAGGGCGACGCGCGGAGCGAGTGGGTGCGCAACACGCGCGAGAGCCTGCGGCAGAAGCTACCCCGCGGCGGGCGCCTGGAAGTGATCGCCGGGCGTGACTACGTGGCGATGCTGCGGGAGGCGGTCGAGGGGCTGGGCATCGAGCTGGTTAACCCGCTCAAGAGCGTGGGCACAGGCGACGGGAAGCACTGGCTGGCGGCGCAGACGGATCTGCTGAACAACAAGCCCGCGCCCCGGGAGCCTGAGCAGCTGCGCCCCGCGCAGCAGCAGCTCTCCCTGTTCGGCCCCGACGACTGGCCCAAGAAGCGCGCGGCGCCCACGCTCTCCGCGTACGCCGAACTGCGCCCCCTGCGAAAGAAGCACGCGGCGGCAGAGGGTGCGTGGAAGAGGGTGCTGGGGGCAGCGGAGCGGCTGCTGGTGGCGACGGACTACGCGGAGCCCCACACGGTCGAGACGACCCGAGGGACCTACAAGTACAAGGGGGGCACCCATCGACCCCCCCAGGCGAGCGGGGGGCGGCTGGCGCCCGAGGTGACCCACCAGTTTGCAGGCGTGCTCCCGCAGGGGCGGCTTACGCCGGAGAAGCTACATGCGGGGAGGCTGGCGGCGGCGGAGACGATGGCGCGGACGATGAGCCTGGACGAGACCCCCGCGGGTGTTCCGCGCTGGTGGAAGGCCGAGCGGAAGAGGTTCGTGGACGCTGTGGCGGAGCTGCGCGGTGCGCGTGACACGTACACGTCGATCACGCGACTGTTCCCGGGGA